CACATTCATACACACACACATAATTTTTAAAATTTTATTTTAACAAAGAATAAACAATATGCAACCGTAAAGTAGAGAAATCTATGAAAATAAGCGATGCATCATTGTTGATTCTGAATCAACCGGACAAGGAACACCATACTTAGTGGCGTTCGCTTCGAACCGGTTTGGGTCCGAGGTCTACATAATTACAGAGGGGATGTAAGAGTAGTCCAATACGGGTAAATTACTCGCCAAGGTCGGAGCCCATTTGAAGGAAGAAGTCAGTATCAATCAGCTCAGAACTATCATGAAATAGAGAGACATATTAGGATACTATCATTGGGCGTTTGGAGCTACATTAGAGCGCACCTGGTCCTTGATCTTTGTTCATGATCTTCAACTATAGAGAGAATTCTTAATCTCAAAGCCTGCAGACTAGGGAATTTAGCATAATGCCATCGACGAAGTCGAACACTTGCATTACCAATTCCTCAAGAAACATCGATGTCAAGAAATGAGCTGGAATGAAGCTAGAAATGACCCAGCCAAGAAAATCGATTATGATTATCTATTAGTCTCTTTCGGCTAATAACGAATCCATGCTCCAGGAGCATACTGCAGCACACTCCAAGCTAGAATACAATGGAGTGACCTAAGGACGCGAGGCCCATAAGATAACCTCGATCTCTGGTTCTTGAAAGAATAGATATATAGAGAGGCGTTCTTGAATTCTTTCAGTAAAATTCAATTCCATGTCTTATGCGAAATAGCAAAGTAAGTGCTATCTGATGAACATCGCGAGACATTTGACGCAATATGCTTTGAAGGAAGGCCCTTCAGCATTGAAACCCCCATCATAGAGGAACAATTTAATCACTATTGTCCTAAAGCTATGATTTCGTTGTCCCTGAAGCCCCAAGCTGATAGCAAATATCTTCCAAAAGGAAGTTCTGCTAAGCTTGACAATCAGGTAAAGTCGGGCGATAGAGGTGCCCTACGGACGACCGGCAGTGATTACTAAGGAGATTGTTCATCCTTCAATTGGAGTGAAATCTTTGGGAGATTTTTTAGCAAGCTTATTAAGCAGTTGATTCGTCAAGAGAATAACGAACATAACTAGGTTGAGGATACCTTTGCTCATTATCTTCCTTGGATCAAACTTCATGAAGAGTTTTTCTTCGATAAGTGGGAGCATCTACCTCCAACAGTCTAGAGATACTTCATGTTAGTTGGACTTACTAGAGATGATGTAGTCATGCGTGGTAAACCGATCTGGAAGAGCAAGCGTAAGCCAGCCTAGGCAGCTGTTCACAAGGATCATGATAATAACCATGGCTATAGCACAGATCCTCTGACTATTATTCGAGATAAACTCTTGCTTCCTTTCCCAAAAGGTGGAGAAATCTATGAGAGAGAGGAAGATCCCAGCATGCGAATCACTCGCTAGACCAGGATTGTAGATTATAGGCTTGACTTTGGTGTATTCACCAGATAACAAGCAGTTTTCAGCCCAACCGGCACCGATCTACGAATCTATTCTATGAGTGACGATATGTGCGGCTTCAAAGCTTTGGCTAGTCTATGTTATAAGGATCCACAAAACCTTGGTGGTTATGAGGATGCTTTTGCTAGTGCTACAGTATCAGCGCAAGGAAAACTTGGCCATACAGCTGGCTATCTCCGACGCGTCTGTGCTGTCTTTGGCATTAACTGCATGGATTATGCTTAGTTCTATGGTATCTTAACCAACAAAAAGATCGAAAGCTTTAGAGGAAGTACTAACGAGACTGGTTTGCCACTGTTTCCTTGTATCTTAATGGATAGGGGGCATGTCAATCTCGTCATGATGGGAAAACGTGAATCTTCAGAGAAGAGTGAGGCGAAGAAATTCACTTACTATATGCTGGAGTAGGCATTCAGCTTGCCTGTGGAAGCTGAACACATTGAGGTCGAACTACCTCCTACCAGAACTAACAAAAAGACAAAGCCAGTCTCGCGTTCAGTTACTGTTAGCAAAGATTCCATCGCCAGAAAGCGTGTCCACAAGGCTTTCTAAAAACAGCAGAAAATTCGTCACCGAGAGAAGAAGGTGAGAGCGAATTAGAGAGATAAAGCACTAATGGATCCAGAAGAGGCAGCAATGAGAAGAGCACATTACATGCTGCGTAGGAATCTTGATATTGATAAGAGCACTTTGCCGAAGGTTCATCTTGATGATCCTTTTGTTGCATAGTTTGTTCTCGAATTCATGTTCAAGCTGCAAATAGACACCCGAGCTATTCCTAACCCTAGAAGTTAGAAACAATATGTCTATCTTGCATCTTTGTAAAAGAAGAAGCATGGTGGAGTATTTGTTAACACCGGGCCAGTCAAAGCAGATCGATACATCCTGCATCCAGATATTATTGGGCAAGTAGATACTCATGTAGTTCCTATGCCTCCAGCAGAAATGATGGAGGATGAGCTTCTTTGCGGAAGAGAAATACAGTCAGCACTCAGTTCTGAAACCGATTCAGATCTAGTACCATCAAAAGCTACTATCGCTGCAGCCTTTGCAGTCGGTACTAGCGCTTATTGTATGTACAAGGGTCTAGGCGAAAAGACCAGGATCAAGGAGGAGGCTATACACGAGGTGCATAACAGGCAAAATTTCACACTACAGTGGAGTAAACTGTCCAAAGGTGAGAGACCAGAATCTACACCAGATCATGTTGTTGACTAAACAATTAGCGACATCAAAGAGTTCACCGAGGGGATTAAGGCCCTAAAACTCATTGATGCAGCATCTTGCTTAGAATCCGATACGGGAACAATAGTTGAAGCCTATTGTGGAGCTAATGCAGGCGGTCTTTCTACTGATCGTTCTACATAGAAAACAGATCCATTCTAGACTTTTTCGCCACGTTTCAAGAAGTATTCTGAAGAGATGGAGCTAGTCAATAAGGCAACCAAGATCAACATTCAAGGGAATGTGATGAAGATTTTCTGGCAATGGTGCGCAATCTGGGGTTTAGATTTGCGTTTAGATGACATGAAAGTAGCAGGACAGGCCAGTGGAGGACATACGGCTCTGCGTACTTTTGTCAATTACCTCCAGGCTAAGTAGTTAGATGATATCGCCAAGAAGATGAACGAACTGCGAAGGCCAGCTGCAGAGGTAGATAATGCACATTGGGAAATTGTATGCATTGGTGATAAGTTCAAGAGTTGCTAGTCGAAACTGAATGGTGTTTTGGAATGGACTTTAGATCTCCTTTGTGAAAGACCATAAGCCCTAGCTGCAGACGCCACTCAAGCTGAACGTGATTAGTTTGACATTGACTTACACTATTACTATCGATGCAAGGAGGCATGGGCAAATGCTATCAGACGAGTGAACAACGAAAACATAGTTGTTGTAGGTAGCAAACGACACAGAAACAACAATCAATCTAACCGTAAATTCTTGCGTTATTTGGCTTAAGAGCCAATCTGGAATTTCGAGCAGAGAGATAAGATCCAAAAGTTGATGAGTCGCCGTGATGTTACACACACTGCTGTCCGGCCAATGGACAATGTGTATGACAGAACATATCTGCGCAACAATCTGCGAGCTTTCCACCAGAATGGGTGGAAGCCAGGTTGGGCAGAGCACACACTCGAGCAGATGACGATACAAGAGTATGACACCGCTAAGGCTAATACTCGGGTGATATATTGGATGGTAGACGTTCATTATTACCTAGATGGTTGGACACCTAAGAACACCAAAGACTGTGATTACTACACATGTGTTGGAGCCAATTTTACAAAGACACCAGGACAGTATATTCTTCCCTTCGGCGAGGGAGAGTACAAAGTCTGGGGGTCTGGTAAGATAGACATGAAGACTCGCACATCTGGACATTGGTATGAACATGACCATGTGATTCTCGGTAACGTAGAGAAAGAGATGCCTTTTGGATGGTATACTTATTGCGTTGCTAACGGAAATCCAGCTGACTTTGTCGTCAAAAAGATGGAGGCGGTAGACTATGATACTGATAAGAGTATTCAGAGCACTTGGCTAGCTGAGAAGTTGGTAGCCATCAAGGGAACCCATTCTGGTAAAATTGCTTCAGACAACTTAATTGCTGCCTGGAGTGACGAGGATGCGTGCGAATTCATTTCCGCACTCAAACGCAGCAGAAGCTTCGAGGAGCTTGATCAATTCAAATACGTATAGATAATGTCTTATTTTAAGACTGCGCCTAAAGTGATCAGCGTCTAGAAGAAGGAAGAGGAAGAGAATTATCGTTTTGAATGGACACAAAACGTGAGGAACTATCTCTGGGGTTAACCTGTGACATCTGTCAAGAACGTAGGTGTACCCTACAATGAAGTGTCACAAAGAAACGTACAGACAAAGGCTGATTTGTAATAACTGGAGAGGCGAGAGAGAGATGAACCACTCAATGCTAAAGGGGCATTCTAACATATTGATCCATGGTACAAACCTAACGTTAGGTATTTGTCCGACACTCAACGCTAATTGTTAGAAGACAATAGCCACTGGAAGATTGAGGCCATCAATTATATTATTGCAACCAGAAAGAAGTACAATCTACCTGATTCTGTCGTTCCAGTATTGCCTGCTAACGACTTAGAGAAGAATATGTTGCTTAGAGGCAGGGGTGTAGAAGAGACGTTCAAAGCTGATGCTGATCACATCAAAGAGAAACCTAGAGGTCACCATATGATAGTAGCTTGCTAATTAGGTGAGGGTAGCGAAAATCATCAGAGAGTTATTGAGAAGTATATATGCTACAATCGTGCAGCAAAAGTCAAGAGGACTAAATTAGCTCTCAACTCTGATGAAGCTTTGAAAAGTGGAGTCGCCATTCGAATGGACGACTATTATTAAGTCAAAGAACCGGAATATGAGGTCTTTGATGAATTCAATCCATCAGTTGTGCCTGATCCGCTCAACTATCTGGCTTAGACCAGTGCCCTTGTAAAGTTGACGAGAGACTAACAAGAGTTGATGGCAGTACACAAGGACAAATTAGTTCCTTTATATTCTATACAAGCAGGGAAAGTTGTTTCCAAATCTGGATCCCGGGTGATTTCAGAAGCTTTAGGAGTTCCAATCTATGAATTTGAGTATAGCCATAAGGCGCTTTCTAATATACTCTGGGCAACGTAAAGACATTGTCAGAACTTCTAGTAGCCTGATCCTGAGCATATTGCTCGGTTTGGTCCGATGTGCGAAACAGCTATAGGGACATTTGTTGCTAAGATTCTCGCTGAGAATCCTGTTCCTGAAGATTATATGATGAGTTATCCTGCATCATAACATGCTTGGTCCAATGCCAAGAAGGAGAATTACGAGAGAAATATCTGGGCTGCGTATAATGACCCCGCATTCTATGATTATCTCCAATCTTTCGAACTGATGGTGAAATCAGGCGAAGTGCAGACGTCTGTCGATTTTGAGTATGACGACAAGCGGCATCTGCTCGGTCAAAGGAGTTGACCTTGAGCAGTCATGACACCAGCACGCTGAGCATATGGTATCATGCACGCACTTCAACGAGAGATATTCCCCCTATTAAGAAAACATGTCCCCGGATTTATATAAGGTATGACATCCAAATAAATAGTGCGATCCATCTCTAAGAGAATTACACGAGAATGGAAAGCGATTTCAATTGATGGAAGCGCGTTCGATTCTTCACAGTTTTCCGTACTGATGCAACTATGCGACAACTAATTCTGGGTAATGATGAGACCCTATGTCGCAAAATGCGTTGAGCACAATTGGGATGCGTTCCATTGTGCTCCTAATGTTCCAAAGGACGTTATTGTAGACAATCTCATGAATGCATTAACACGTACTAGGAACACAGTATTCATCAAAGCTCCTACTGTCCAGGCACCCAAGTGGCCTGAACATATTCGTATGCAATTCTTCTAACAAGTTGCAGGAGCAGGAAAATGGTAGAACTAAGGTCCAGAAGAAGACTGGATATATTTGGAGTTGGAAGGCACTACCTTCTCGGGACACGCCACTCGCACTACGCTAGGCAATACTCTTAGGAGTCTATGCTATGCGTGGTATTATCAAATGGAGGCGGGAATAACTACACCTTGGGATAGTAATAAGGTATACACTATAGCAGCGGGCGATGATGTGGTCATGTTTGTACGACCAGATTGGGTCGACAGAGTTGTCACATCAGTACGTAATCTATGCACTTTAAATACACACGGACAAATTCTTGGTTTAGGCCAATGTGTCAAAGAGATCGAAGTTGGAGCTTTCCACGAGATCGCCTTTTGTTCCAAGTGGTCCTATTCTTCAGACGGAAGTCTTGAGAACTGGAAAATGTGCAGAGATGTAGCGAAGCTATTGTAAACGAAGCAATTCTTTACTGGAAGCAACGCTCATATATTGAGAGATCCTTATCTCCATAGAGACGCCATTCTTTAGGGTTTCACAAGTGAAAAGGTTAGTCACTTGATTGAAGATATGTTGAGAGTCCAGAGGGACCGGCTACCAAGGCCCAACATCGATGATGAAACTATGAAGGAGCTATAGAAGCACACTAAATCTATTAAGTATGCTAATGATGAGCAAGATTACAATCTCGAGGAATATGTGAACAATCGGTTGAATAAGGGACTAAGAGAGCTATACAATCTCGTTATCGATAACGAAGTTTATGCAGGCCGTTAGACAACCAGACGTAGCGAAGGCATATTAATACACACACACACAAATGCAGAAGAAAGAAGTCAAGAAAGACCACGAGAAAGTTAAGCACTTGGAGAAACTAGTTTAAGCTATGACATCCAAGAAGCAGCCATAACAAAAGATGGTCTAATAAGGAAGGCGCTAAGGTAACGCAAAAGACTATAAAGAGACAGTCAAGCGACCCGCCTTTCATAAGGGAGAGTTAGCACAGCAAACTAGAGTTAAACCAGTAATGAGCGCGTGGGACGACATGCTGGTAAGCAAAGCCCATCCAGGGCAGCACAATGTCACGTATGTGGCAGGTATGAACTGCACTAATTTGCCAACCTCGACCTTTAGTGTCAGCAACAGCCTGGCTGGAAGTTATATGTACGGACAGGCAGGGACACATCCACTCGGGACAGGCGAGTATACTCTCCTGATGTGGAGCAGCAGTTGCACAGCCTTTACTGGTGACGGGGCTACTGGAAATATCACAGCGGCTGATCGACTAGGTGGCATGGTGATCCTTTAATGTGATCCCTAGCATTTAACTTAGCCGTTCATAGCTAGATAGACTTTCTAGAATATTGACGTTGCCAAAACTATGATGGAAACCTACGGTTCGGATCTTACGGGATTCTCGGCAGGAGGTTTTTGTTGGGCCAGTGAGGCCTGCTTCAATGTATTGACACCAGCAGCCAATTTAGTTGGCTCATATTATAAGGGAACTCTCCAATTTGGACAGTTGCCCACAGATACAGCAAGCGGTCTTTCAATCCAACAGCTCATCGAGATTGCGGGAGATATTGAAATCATGAAGCCAAATTTTCATATGAGAACGGGAGTGGTAAATCATGATATTGTCTACGATTCACAGCAGCAGTCTGGAGAATTTATTAACGATTCACATTTTGTCGGAGAATTGGTTAACTATGTGATTCTGTAAAATGTAGCTTAGAACATTACAACTGGAACAGACAGCCAGTTCGAATTACAGATGAACATCAAGGGTAACACAGTATTTTGGGGTAAGCCACAAGATGCTATAGCTAACAATTTGTTCAAAAATAATAAAGACTCTAAGAGTCCCTTGCCTAGCGTCCTTGCCGGAGTCTAACAAGATCCGCATGCTAAGCCAACAATTATTCGTAGTCTATTCGACGGCGCCAAGAGAATGCTTTCTAAAGCTTGGGATAACCGTGGAGCTATTTCTTCAATAGCTTCTCACGCAATTCCTATGCTCATGGGTGACGAAGAATAACTGGAGGAACGGATACCTGTTGCGGTCAAAGCCAACTATGTATATACATTGTAGGAGGTGATCAAAGGGTTAACTGATGTTGCGAAACAAAACCCTCTACTGGATACTCTCAATTTCCAGGAAGAGTTAATTCGAGAATATACTAGGGCCTCAACCTATCCTAGTCGACTCGTACCTTTACAAGCTACTCCCCAAGAGTAGAAGACTGAGCGAAACGATCCACGCACAGTCCAGCTTGGAAGGACCATCGGAAAGTGATCAAGTCCCGGGGTTGTTACAGCCACGTAAAAGAACTGTAACCGTGTCAAACTCTTCACGTCAACAAGAGTATTTCTCACCTTCGTGGTGAAGAAGAGAGGCCACCACCCTACAAAATGGTGGTCTCGTGCGGGACATCTCGGACGAATAGTAGAGTACTTAGAGTACCAAAGGAG